CAACTGCTGAAAGCAATGGAGTTCTTTGACCACCAACTTTAAACAATTCACCAGTGAAGTTATTAATGTCTTGTGCGTAAATTGGGGTACTTGCGTTTAACCCTGTAATTTCTGCCATTTTCTTCTCCTATAAATTATTTACTGTTACTTTATTTGGAAGAAGATTTAAACTTTTAGTTGCTATCTACTTCCATAGCATTGAGTTTTGCAGTTATAGATTGTCTGATTGTTCCTTTTTGCTCAACCTCACGAATCTGTGATACTACATCTTCATCATAAAGGTCTGCTACAGAACTTTGTTGTATATTCTCTAGGCGATTTTGACTTTGTTCTACCTGACTCTGTTTAACATTATCTTGTATTCTGTCTTGTTGCCCAAATTCTACTCCAAATTCTTCTGTTGCATATTGCTTAAGGTTATCGACTGTTAAGTCACCTTCAAACATCATATCAACTGCTTTTCCTACACCTTTTGAAGGGTCAAGACCTGCTTGTTTAAACACGCTTTGTCTTTCTTTTGCTTCAAATTCTGCGATTATACCTTCATAAGTTTCGAGTTTTTCTCTCATCTCTTTCCAGTTCTTATCGCTAGTGTCTGAGTTTATTTGCTCTTCTGCCATTATTCTATTGTCCTTACTTCATACTTTTTTTTACAAGAGATGTACGAGTTATCTCTGCCTATTTTTTTTACACTACTTATTTTTATTTGACAGGTCTTGTAAGTAGGCATCAAGACCGAATACAAAACGAAGGTCAAGTTTAACCCCCAGACCTATCTACAGGGCTTGAGTTTATTATATCATATTTAAAAAGGATGCAAGTTGTTTAAACAACTATTGTTCTATAAGACCTTGAACTTGTCCTTGTTGAGTTCTTCTTGCACCACCTGCTGCAGAACTTTGTGATGCTTGTTGTGATAATATATTTTGTACTAATTTATAGTCATCTTCACTACCTAGTTGTGTTCCTTCAACAATATCTTGTGCGTTAGGTACACTTCTTCCTTGTGATGCTGCTGCTCGTTGTACATTCTGTGCAATATTAAATGCAGCTCTTGCCTTAGTAGGGTCAAGACCTTGTTGTCTTAATTGTTCTGCTGCATCTAATGATATTTCTACACCAGACAATAACGCTCCACCACCTATTTGTGCTCTAACTACATTTTGTGATACTACTTCTGCAGCAGATACTGTGCCATTTATAATTTGTTCTCCTACACTAGGGTCAATAGCACTTACAATAACTTCTGCATCTGTTAATTCTCTACCAAAATTTTTCATATAAAATTCTTTTACTGCAGGTACACCAGTAATTACTTGGGTATACACTTGATTTATTCTATTACCAAAAGCATCTGGTGAAATAATATTTTCTACTAATTGTTTTTTTCTTTCATCAGTTAGTACAACATTTGGATTAACTCCTACTGCTTCTAACTTTCTTTTATAACCATCCATAAGTTGTGAGTATTCTGCTTCGTTGTATTTAGTAGTTACTCCATCTGGGTTTAAATTACCAGGATAGTATTTTGCATATACATTAGATTTTCTCATAGCAGTAACAGCTTGTTGTTGGTCATTACCACTATCCATGTAAGCAACTACATATACATCTAACAGTTCATCAGGTAATAAATTACCAAACTTTTCTTTAGTTGCCTTCTTAAAGTTTTCTAAACCTGCTGCTGATAACCTAGCCATTATGTACTAAACCCTCTCTGCACACCACTCTCTGATACGCCTACTGATAACGCTACTTCATCTGATAAATCATCTACTACTTTTCCTATGTTGTTATTTAAACCATAAGCTGTTATCTCTTTATCTGCTTCTACTTGGTCATTCTTTAGTAGTATATTTAACCAATGTTCTGATTTCTCATCTATTCTCTCACCTAAAACTCTTGTGCTGTAGTTTAACCATGGTGCTGCTATCTGTTCGTATGTTAAGTTTTCATCATACAAGTCAGAACTAAACAATACTTTTCTTTGTGCTTTTAATTCTTCTTGTAGTAACTCAGCACCCACATCTGGATTTTCTGCATTTCTAATTATTCCTGCATACCTAGCTAGTGTCTCATCATCTAAACTACCATACACTGGTCCTAACCATTTCAATGCTAGATTTCTAGCAGACGCATAACCTGTTCTTGTTTGTGCAACTTCGCCTTTTCCTTCTAACCAATTTTGTATAAAATCTTCTACCTGTACTCCAGATGTAGCATCTGACAATCCTTTTATCTGTTCACTTGCTTTAGTTACATCTAGTTTTCCAAATGTAACTTGCTCTGCAAACCATTGTGCAAAGGTTTCACCATTAGCTCCTCTTATAGTTTCTGCATTAGATATACCTTCATCTTTCATTATTTTTGTCCAATAAATTCTATCTTGCTCTAGCTTTCTAGCTGCATCTGCAGGGAAGTCTGCATCTCCTACACCTCTACCTTTTGATAGTATTAGCCAGGACCTTTCTTCTGCAGTAGCATTGTTAAACCATTCTGTGTTTCCCCATTCTTCCTCTGTAATTTGTCTGTCCTCTACAAATCCTTCTACCCATAAAGCAAACATTTCATCATCATCTTGTAACCATGGTCTGCCTTTTGTTGCCTTTTCAAAACTATCTACAAATCCAAAGAATGGCGAACTACCACCTGTTATTACATCATCATCTAATTCAAATACATTTCCAAAATATACTGAGCTAGTCCACATTGTGTCTGATGCTGATACAGTATCTGGTCTTTGTCTACCACTATAAAACTGATTTAACTCTTCATCAGTAGCTAGATACCTCATAAACATCATTGTTCCTGGTATCTGCCATACTACATGTTTTTCTCCATTGTATTCCCATATCTGACTGTCAACAAAACTTTCTGTTCCTGATGAACTGTCTTCTCCACCATCACCAGTTCCTGAACCACTACCTCCACCACCAGTTCCTGGTGCTTCTGTTATTGGATTTCCTTGTGCATCTAATCCTAGGTTATCTCCTTGACCTGGTGGATTGTCATAAATATATGGTCCTCCTTCTGGTGCATCTGGATTTGTTTCACCTTCTGGTCCTAGTTGTCCTAATAAATTATATTTTTGTCCTTTAGCTCCACCTGCTCCTCCTCCACCACCACCTGCACCTCTTTTTTCAGGAGAATACAAATCTACAGCTTCATCTAATTCTCTGTTTTCTTCAGTCTTTTCTATAGACTCTTCAAAAGTACCTGCTTCTGGTGGTACTTGGCTATCGTAATCACCTGAAAAGTCTGGTACTTCTGGTTCATCTTCATCCTCTGGTTTTCTAGGAAATCTAGTATTAGGTGGGTCTACATTTCCTTGTGGTACATCAGAATCACTTATGTCATTTGGGTCTTTCGTTCTAGTAAATCCATAGTCATTGATAGGACTATTAGCTCTTTCAAATAATCTTTTTTCTGCTTCTGTTAATGCAGGAGGTGTAAAACCAGACTTAACTCTGGAATCTCTAAACCCTTGCATAGCCATAATTTCATCATATTCTTGTTTAGAAATACGACCAGATGTTAAATCTATTAATAACTGTCTTTTTTCTCGTGGTGTTAGTGCCATATATTACCTATTCTCCTGTAGTTTAGCATATTCTCCAAAGGCATAATCAATTATAGGTTCACTTATCTTCCATGACAACGACCATGTATCAGATATATCGCCAAACTCTGACCATGTATCTTTACCAAATTGTTTCCAATCAACATCTTGATACATTGGTTCATTTCCTTCTAATGTTTTACCACCCATAAAAGATGGAACATACTCAGGTCCACTTTCAATACCTTGTTTTTCTGCAGCTTTTTGTATTGCTTGTGCTGCATCAATAGCTAGTACAGTTAATTCATATCCTATATAAGCTGCTAATGCAGGTCCTGATATTGCAGCTACACCTAGTCTAGGCAACAATCTTACAATACCTTGTGTTATAGCTATATCACCTGGGTCTAACACACCTGCAAATGTATTAAATGCTTTACCTACAACTTTTTTAGCTGACTTAAAAATACCATCTACTACTTCTGGTTCTGCGTTTGCAAAATCTTTTACACTGTTTACAGGTGTATATTCTACTAAATCAGCAGCATCTTCAACTACATTACCTGCAGCGTTGATAATTTCCTCTGGCATTAATGCTACTTTTTGTGATGCAAATGGTCTATCAGAAGGAGGTATATATCCTGCGTCTGCCTTACTTAGTAGGTTTCCATCAGCATCTCTCATGTGTGGTCCATAATTTGTAAATGTATTTTGACCTAATGTTTCTGTAGTCATAACTCTTCTAGCATCTGGAGAATACATCTCTTTATGAGCTAACCATGCGTTGTATTCACCTACTGGACCAAAAGTATTACCTCTCATACCATGTCCAAATGTGTCATGCACAGCTCTAAAGACATCATTCTCTAGCATTACTCTTCCATTTACATCTGTGTATTGAGATTCAGCTAACATAGGATTTAATCTACTTGTAGCTTCATCACCAAATCCTGCTTCTGTAGCTAATATTTTTAACCTACCATTTTCCATATCAGCTATCATTTGTTGATGACCTGCTCTATTAGGTGTATATGGGTCTGTATCTACTAATTCAAACTCTATACCTGCATCTAGTAATACTTGATACTGCATATTAGTTTCTTGTATAAACTTTTTGTAATAAGGTATTGCATTGTCATCAAACATAGGTAGCTGTTCAAATATATCTGCTGCTGCTGCACCTATCTCATCATTAAACACCATGGCAGGTTTAAACTCTGGGTCAGAATATCCCATTATCTGGTGATAGTCTTGTGCTACTTGTCTAATCCTATCGCTATGTGTTGATAAGCCTGTTTCACTACTAACTCTTTGTGTTTGATTAGGAGGTGTGTCTAGTGAATCACCTCGTACAATGTTGTCTACTTCTTCTACTACTTCTGGAATATCTACAACAGCTTTTCTTACATCATTAGCTGCTATATCTAAATCTACACCATCACCTGCATTGGCTCTCATACTTGCCATAGCTTCATCTAATTCTGGAAAATCATTCCTCATTTCTTTTACTGTTTCATTAATTTTTACAATGTCAGTTCTGTTTGGTAATGGGTCAGCAGGATTGTCAGCATACACTACTCCTTTTTCTGCAACTCTTCTTTGAAACTCTGGGGTTAATATATTAGTACCAATACCCTCTAGCATTTGCATGTATGGTGTGTCCAACCTATTAAAGCCTATAAATACATGATATGGGTCACTCATAGCCATAGCTTCATTAATATAAAACCTAAGACCATCAGAAGTTCCATCTACAAACTCTTGTGATTTCCTAAAGAAATCTGGTAAGAATCTATTGTAGTAAACATCTTTGTAATCTTGTAGTGTAAGTATCTCTGCGTATTTACCTGCACCCTTGCCAGTAACTGCGTCTCTTACTTGATGACTACCTATAAAATTATTCATTTTTGCAAAAACACTATCTACTGCTTCTTGAGTAAATTTTCCTTCAGCAACACCATTTTCTAAAAATTCAATTATCTTAGGAGCATTTTTCATTAAGTGTCTAAACTCCCAACTCTCAGGCATTACATGTCGCAAAGATATTACTTCATCAGCAGCTATGTGTTCTACAGCTTCTGATAATATATTTTTTAACCAATCAGGTTTTGGTGTGGTCCATTCTCTGCCTTGAGGGTAATTGTTGTAATAATCTACTATCTTATCTATTTCTACATTAGCTTGTTCCCATGGAAAAGCACTTTCCATTGTTTCTATAAGGCGAGTTTCATAGTCTGCTACTGGGTCAGCACTAAATCCATACCTTGCTTCTCCAAACTCTACACCTTGTTCTTTTATACTGGCAACAAACCCTTGTACTTCATCTATGTATTTAGCATAAGCCTCTATAGTTAAATTTTCTGCTTTATCTATAGCCTCAAGCATTTTTGTTCGCATGAATGCTTCTGCATTTATATGAGCCCAACCATCAGGGGTAGTTAAAAATTCTTTAAGTGTTTCTGCTCTTAATTGTCTAAGATTGACACCTATTGATTCTAAAAAATCACTTAGTATTCTGTATCTAACAGTGTTTAAATCATTTAATGTGAGAGCCATATTTTTTCTTTATTTCTTTATGTCTCTTTAAAGTTTCTTTATGCAATTCTGATGGTTTTGGTTCTGCCATTATCTACCTAACAATTTCAATGCAGCAGCTACAGCATCACTAAAACTTATTGTAGGTCCAACGCCAGGAATTACTGGTGCATGACCTGCTGATTTTTTTTGTTTATTTACTTGTGCTTCTAGCATTTGTCTGACTCTACCATACGCTGTATTTTGTGCAGCTAAAGGTACTTGTGATGTATACTCATACATTTGTGATGGATTTAAATATGGTGTAGAAACTCTCTGTGCTTTGGTTGGTTGGCTTGGGTCAAAGCCTGGCACATTACCTTGTGGTGATTCGTAATCTGGATTTGGTTCTCCTTCTATAGTAGCTGTAGTATCTGTTGTTACTTCTTTTTTATTTATTAAACTTAATTCTGCTGCTTGTCTATCAACTAAACCAGGATAATTTTCTTTATCTTTATCTGATACAGTGTTATTCCAAACTTCAGTAATAGCATCTGCGTCTCCACTAGCTATTGTCTCATATAAACTTTTAGATTTTAATTGCTCTGGTCTATTAAATGTTCCCACTACCATGCCATCATATTGACCTTGGGTAAATGTTACATTGTAATTTTTCATTCTTTGATTTACAATTCTTTCAATTTCTTTTAAATCTTCTAATAACAATTTGTCAGCTTCTTCTTCTGTAATTGTGTCACCTAATTCAAATTGTTCGCCACCACTTAAATTACTATGTCCATAACCAATAGATATAGATTCTCCATCTTGATACGCTGTTAACTGTAATGTTTCGTATTCTTTTATAATTTCTATTGCAGGAGGTGATATTTCCATTTCCATTATATCCTCACATTTGTTCTAGGAACTGGTGTGTTCTCTGCTGCTTTTAATCCTGCTAAATTCTGACTCATTCTGTAAAAAGTTTCGTCTTCTTGATTAGCTACTTCTTGTAATTCTTCTCTTGGTTCAAATATTTCATCTAACACTTCTTGTCCACCCTCTGAAAGAATATCTAAATCTGGTTCTTCTGCACCTGTACCTGGATTAAATACTGCTTGACCTTGCAATGCGTTACCTTGCCATGTAAGTGATGGTTCTGAACCTTGACCTAATCCTTGTAATGATGTTCTAAAATCTGCTCCTGGTCCTGTCTCTAGCTTACTTCTAATGTATTGTTTTTCATATTGTGACAATGGTGAACCTTTTCTTGTCTTAGCTTTCTTTAGCATTTCATCTACAAACTCATCCATTTGTTCATCATCAAATGTATATACACCTTGTGATGCTACTTGTTGACTCTTAGATACACCTGCTAATAATTTAGTTGCTGCATTCCATGACATCTGACCACCATTGTTCATAGAAAACTCCATAGCTAATTTAATTCCTTTAAGAAACTCTGCATCTATCTCTGAGCCATAAGTCTTGTTTAAATCTATTAATCCTGCAACAGCTAGTAGTCCTTTAGTTTGAGTAATCATAAATGGAGACATCTGTCTAGCTTGTGCACCTATATCACTAGGTAGATAAACATACTTCCATGCTTGACCTGAACCAAATAATTTTCTTCTAGCTTCTTGATATTCGTCTAATGTTAAAAATTCTTCTGCCATTATCTTGTTATACAAAGGACCATCTTTAGCGTCAGTAACTTCTGTTCTTACTTCATACTGTGCATAAAAGTTATTACCTAATGGTTTATATTTCTCTGATTCCTCTGGTGATAATAAATTTAAGTATTGTTCTTCTGATGAATTACTTACATTTCCATTATCAGTGGTAGGATTGCCTTGTGTATTAGGTGATACATCACCTACACTACCTGTTGATGATTGCACACTACTTGGTGGCATAATACCATATTCTTCGTCATTTACGCCATCTATGTGTCCTGATATATGAGACATACTATCCTTCTATTCCAAATCGTGTTAATTCGTAACTAAATACTTCATTAAATACTACCAAAAATAATGGATTATTTCTTCCTATTTCTTGTGCTTTTGTAAACAACTGTTCTCTAACTCTCTGTGCTCCATCACTATCGCTTCTAATAATAAAGTTTATAGCTTGTTGTCTTGTTTTACCTTCTGATTTCATTACTGCAGATATAGCTATATCTCTTTCTTTAATATATACCTTTAATGTAGGTGTCATATCAAAATTTGCAAACCTTGGGTCATTAACTGCTCTAGTAAAGTAGTCAATCATAACATCATTTTTGACACCAGTTTCATAATCAAAGCCTAATACTTTATTTAATTCTGCAGAACTACCATAAGCCATAGGAAATAATTTTCTCATATTTGCATCTATCTCTGCAAATTTAGCTTCTCTTCTTAACCTTCTTGTTTGTGGGTCTAATGTGCTATTGTCTATCACTGTACCCCAATAATCTTTTTGACCTGATTCTATTGCACTAGCTAAGAATGTTTGTACAGAATAAAAGAACTCATTAGGAGTCTTTGGTCTAAACAATCCAAGATTTTTTATGTAGTCCATAGTTCCCATGTCTGTAGCACCTGCATCTAATCCTTGTGCAAAATAAACTAAGACTGGTCCATACTCAGCAGCTAATTCTGGGTTATCTAATATGAAATCATACTCTGGTCTTGTTCTAGGTAATCTACCACCCTCTGATATATTCTTACCTTTAACTTGTAATCCTGCTGCACTAAAATCTTCTGATAGATTATTTGAGTCTAAACCAAACAATTTAGTCATTTCATACAATGCGTAGTATTCACCTTGTGCACCTAACAACATAGTGTATTCATCTCTAAGGTCTTGATAAAATCCATGTATAGCTGATATTTCAACAAAGTTATTATATTCTAATCCTGAGTCTTCACCTTCTTTTCCATACCAATCCCAGAACAATGCTTCATTTCCTTCTATTGCATACATAACTGTAAGTCTTGGTACAAATGGATTTACAAATCTATCCCATGTTTTTAACTGATAATAGTTAGTAGCTAAGACCATAGCTACTTCCTGTAGTTCTTCTGGGTCATCTGCTAAATCTGGTCTTACTAAACCTGCTACTTGATATGCAGTATTTATAGAACTTAACCATGCGTCTTCATCCATACCATAAGTACCTGCGTTAGTAGCAATAGTTTGTAACATATTCTTACCTACTGATGGCATAGTTGTACGACCAATAGCAGCAATAAATTCTGTACTAAAGTAACTTTCTGCTTCTGCTGACTCAATAGGGAATCCACCAAATACTGTTTTCTGTAATACTCTTCTAAGCTGTGGTTTATCATTTAACAGTGGACCTATACCTAAAGCAAGAGCAGGTCCTAATGGTGGAAATAAACCACCACCACCAACTAATAACGCATTAATTGGAAACATTCTTTTAGCAATTATTTTAGAATCAGTAGTTGCCATATCGTCTGTAAATACGCCTCTACCTTCTGACTTAATTAAATCTTCAAATGGTGTACCACCCACTGGAACTATTAAATACTGGTCTCCTGTGTCATCAGTGTATATATAATTTTCTTCTAATCCTTTTCTGTATGCAAGTTGCAACTGTGCAGCAGCTTTAGGATTAGCTACAGCTAAGTTCATATACCTACCTAAAACTTCACGATACGCTTCAAAGAATGCAAAACCAACTCTGTATGCCTGTGAAAAGTAACCTCGTTCTACTAGGTTATAAAGAACCCTAGAGTGTATCTCCATAGCATACTCTACAGCTCTTTCATGCAAGTCTTCGTATGACATAACTCTATTTGTTGTAGAGCTTTTAATATCTTGTAGGTCTAACATAGATTGATAATCGCCACTAAATGTTCTTTGGTTAGTAATAGGGTTTGTATATGGTTTTAATATCTCTACTGTTCCACCTTTTCTATCTAAGATAGCTCTTATACCTGCAAGTTCTAATACATCATTACCTACTACTTTTAGGTCACTAGCATTAGCAACTACTGGTTGTGTTCTAGGTAATACTTTCTTCTGTGCTCCTATTAATAAATCTTGACCTTTTCTTCTAACAACATCAAATGCAGCGTGGTTATCCATTGTATTAATAATTTGTACACCTTTGCTTGATATATTGCTTATAGATTGTTGGTCTGCAAGTATTGCTAAGTATTGTGCTTTAGCTAATGCTTCATCTGTTCCAGTTTCTGCGTTAGCTGCTACACCTCTTCTAATCCTTATAGATACATCTAAATGCAACATACCATCATCATCTACCCATCCACCTAATACATGGTCTTGTTTCTTTAATAATGTTTTATTATCTTTAATAAATTTTTCTACAATTTCTCTTGTTAAATCTTCTTTTGGAATTACAACACTCTTTGACCCATACACTGATAAGTAATAACCAGGAACTCTATTAAATTTCTTTCTTCCTAAATCTAAACTCCAACCATCTGGATTATTTTGAATCCATAAATATGCTCTTTCTATTGCATCTTCTACATCTGATTTTTTAGTTAATATCTTTCTTGCACTTTTTTTACCAATAACTCTGTTTAATGTTGCAGGTCCTACATCTATTTTTCCATCTACTTGTTTAACTTTTCCTTTTCTTAATCTAACTGCATATCCTTGTAAGTTGTGATTGTAATTGTCTAGTCCTAGTAGTTTAAACAAGGTGGCTTTATCAAGCACTGTAGTTAATGATTGTGTATCAGCTAAATACTCTAATGCTTCATCTATTAAAGCATCTACATCTGTTTGTGAATCTAATGCTTTACTTAATTGATTAGTTAAACTTGTTTTTTGGAAATCAGTTAGTACACCATCTACAATAGTTTCATTAGCATTTAGTTTTAGATTGTATACACCAATTTTATCTCCATCATCACCTAGTCTGTACTCAGCAACAACAGATTGTTTTTTAAATACTTTAAGTTCTGCATCATAAATGTTTAAATCTAATATGATAGAATCATTTGATTTGCTAAGATTTTTCAACGAAGTAACAGTTAATTGACCATCTGCTGAGTATGCAATTAAGGAATAACTATCTACAACGCCATCTACTTTGTTCTCAAATATTTTAACTGGCACAGTTTTTTCTGTAACTGATATATCTGCTGCTATGTTTTTTACTTTGTCATACTCTGCTCTTACTAAATCCATTATGTCATCACTTAAATTAACTGGTATTAGATTATCATTGTGGTTTTTCAATGCTTTAGCTAATGCTGCAGGTGTCATAAATGGTATACCTGCCTCTATAAAATGGTCGTATGCTTGTCTTATGAATGGTATTCTAATTAAATCTGCTTCAACTTGTGCTGTAGCATAAAACAAAGCATCCATAAAGTTTTGAAATTTTGTTCCTGTATCTTCTTCTTTTATTGCTCTTGGTATTTGATTAGGTAAATCATCTTGATACTTAACTACTTTTGGTTTTACATAAGCATAATATGCGTCATACGCTTTGTCTGTTGTAGTTTCTATACTTCTTAAATCATGCGAATTAACTTTGCCTGTAGCAATAATCTCAATAAATTCTTGATGCTGTCCTGTGTAGTTATCTATAAGTTGTTTATAATGTCTAGCTAAATCTGCAAAGTCTTCTGTTTTAGTTACAATAGGTAAAGTTCCACCTTGATAAAGATTTCTATTTTGCATCATTTTATTACCATCTTCAATAAGTTGTCTTACTGCAGGTGTTTTCTGATAATACAATGCAATATCTTCTACTGAATAACCTTTAAGTATTAATCCTGCTGTAATTGCTGCCATGTCATCATCTATGTATTTAAACATAAATTCTGCAAAGCTATCTACATAAGCATCATCTAATACAAAATCTTGCACTTCATTGTCGCCTACAGGTACATCTGTTTGACCTCTTTTGTTAACTAATTCATACTGTGAACTCTGTCCTCTGTTTCTTCTAAATGTCCACATAGGTGATGCAGATGTAGCTTGTCCTAGTTCTGCAAATCCATATTCTGAGTTATCTGTAAATACACCTAAAAACTTTCTAACAGATAATGGTAACTTGTCATTTAATGTTGCAAGACTACCACCAAATTCTTTTGGTCTTCTTTTAGCAAATGGTCCTTGCAAACTTGTTGTGACATCTATGTTAAATATTCTTGCTAAGTTACCATCTGGGTCATTAAGCATGTGTCTAAAGAAACCTATAGGGCTTCTAAATATAGACCTAGCACCAAATATAGCAACACGCATGTTACCTTCTAGTGCTAGTTTTGCAGGGTAAGACAATCTAAATAACAACTGTAGTGGATAAAATACACTTCTTACACCACCAAACACACCTTTTTCTATAGCAGATAAAGTACTTTCTGTTTTTGTAAATAAAGCACTTGGGTCTCCAACTTCATCCATTACTTCACTTACTATTTTTCCTAATGGTGTGTCTGCATCCCAAAATGTTCCAGACTTACCTTCATCAAATGCTTTTCTAGCAGTATCAAATACTTTATCAATACCTTCTTTTTCTATTAACATTTTTGCTCTTAATCTTCTTTTTTGTGTTGTAGCTTTTATTAAAGTAATTAAGTCAGGTATTTCTAGTGTGTTCATTTTAAAATCAGAAAACAACTCTAATGTTTGTTTTAAAAATTCTTGTGGTATATCACCTTTAAATTGTCCTTCTGCTTGTCGTTTAGCAAAAATATGTATCTCATCTGGGTCATAAAACCTAGGGTTTTTAGATGGATTCATAAAACTTGCAGTTTGGTCTGTGTACATTCTATGTTTTTGACCCATTGCTCCAAACATGTCTGCAATTTCCATATCACTAAATCCATACAAATATTTCATTTGCAATGCACCTTCGCCTCTAATAAGACCATCCCAATATATTTCTTGAGCAGCAAAATAACGACCTTCATCTACTGCTGCATAAAAATCTGTTAACAACTTGTTTAAACGAGTTTCAGGTACTTTAAGTAAATTACCCATTCTTGCAAACAATGTAGCTGCTTCGTTTATATTGTTTAAATCTATTTCTCCTGTTACAGCTAACCTAACATCAGTACCATTAAATAATTCTTTTATATTTTGGAATAAACTATTAGATTTTCTACTACCACCTCTCCAACCTGCTGCAGTAACACCATCATCAACATCAGCGTCTGCTAATCCTTTTAAGAAGTTACTGTTTAATACTTTAGATTGTATTCTGTATTGACCTGCATTACCTATAGACTGTGCTCCATACACCATATCTGATAGGTAACCTTTGTCTATACCATCTACTAAATATTGTTTTACTGTTTGTGCATCAGTTGCATCTGCTAATTTAGCAGCAAACTTTGCATTTAATCCTAAATTAACATAATCTAAAAATGCTGTAGAACCCTCTTTATTATTTACAGTTACTACTAAATCAGATATACCATCTAATACTTCATCATTTTCTGGTTGAGCCCAAAACGCTTTTTCATCTCCTCCACCTTCATCTATCCATTGTTTAATTCTTTTTTGAGCACTAGCAAATACATCAGCAGCATCTTCTATTCCTCTACCAAGTATTCCAAATCCTTTAGCCCAAATAATAAATGGGTCAGTCCAGTAATACTTAACCATATTTAACATACCACCTAATACACCTGATACACCTTTATTAGGTTCAAATGCTATATCATTTAATGCGTCATCTTTTTGTTGTTCTAAATTAGCTATGTATTCATTTTTTTGGTCTACAGTAATTTTTTCATCTCTAAATGCCATTTCTGTAGCAAGTATTTTGTCATCATATTCTTTTTGTATAGCTTCGTAATAAACATTTTCTGGTGAATACCTACCTGGCATATTGCCTGTAAATAAATAAGATGCAAAGTCTCCTACATTAGTGCTTATTTGAAACTCTTCTAACATTTCATTTCTAATTCTGTTTTCAACTACTGCATCAGAAAAATTAAACCATTCCATAAAACCTGCACCACTTTGGTAGTCTCCTATAGCTTCATCTACATAAGCAGTTGTTAGAGCATCCATGTAATCTTGTGTATTTACATCTTTACCTTGTCTTTTCATTTGTGCAACATCATCCATAGCGTCTAGTTTTATAGCATTATAAAGAGCCACAGCATCTGATTGTTGCATAAGTGGTACACCATTTTCATCTACTGCACCTCTAGCCATTAAGTACGCATTAGCTCTATCTGTAAAAGGTGTAACAGCATAAGGGTCTACTTCATATTTTTCTGGCAAAAATATATTGTCTAATTTGTTTCCAGTAACCATTAATCGTTCTACACCATAACCTGCAGCAGTTCTAATAAATGCTTCTGCTTGTACAAGTTTATGTCTAAACTCTCTTTGATTTTTATTAAATCCTTTTTGTTCAAACTCTATATTTGCTTCTCTGCTTTCACCTTTTCTTCTGTATATTTCATCTTCATAAGATGCCATAGCAATAGCAAAGTTAGATGCACTTCTATCAAATAATTGTGCTATAGAATCTACACCAACAAAGAAAAATTCTTTTATACCTTTAGTTGCTCTTTTATGAGGCATAGTTGTTTCATACATACCATCAATTAACCCTGCCATTATTTCACCTTTGTTTTCTTCCATCCAATTTCTAGCTTTATCTAAAATAGAATTTCCATCTGCATTTTTTTTGTACAAAGTTTTTGATTGTCTATAAATTTCATAATATTGATTAGGTGTTACACCTATTTGTGCAGCAGCAGCAACAACTGAATCTGATTCATAAGGTGTGTAATCTTTTAAAATATTAAATTGATTTGCTACTGAGCTTACATCTGTAGTGTTAGCTACTGCGTCTTTTTGTTTATTGTATGCTAGACCTTCTTCATGTTTTTTGGTCCAGTCAGAGTTCCAATTTTGCCAAAGTTCAAACATTAAAACCTCAGTTTTGCTATGTTGGATTGTTCCTTAATCATATCAATTAATATTTGTGTATTTGTGTTTGGGTCTGTTTGCACTATTTGTTGTGGGTTAGTATCTGATAAACCTGTTTCTAATTCATTTTCTGCAGGTCTAAATATATCTTGTGGTTGATAATTTAACATACCACCTGTATTAACAGCTTCTTGTGCAAGTGGACTTATTGCATCTGCTTGATTTGTTAATGCTGTGCTTTGCCCTGTTGGGTCTCCTTCTTTTCTTGGAGGAGCAACTATATCAGCATACGCACCATCTACTTTTAAATCAGTATTCTTTTTTAAACTACTAGATTTCCTTACCATCTAAATCCTCTGGTCTTTCTATCTCAAATCCTAAATTTAAATTAATCCATATACCAGGAATTGGTGTTGGAAAAACAATATCTCCTAGTGGAAGAATACCATCAAATGGTTGTATCTCTTCTTCTGTAATATCTAAATCCCAATCTTCTTGATTTATAATATCAAAAAATTCTTTATTTATATTAGGCAACTGGTCCTCCTGGTAATACTGGTCCTCCTGGTATTCCTGGTCCTCCTGGTCCTGGTGCTCCTGCAAGTCCTGCTAATACTGTAGCAATATCTGGTTCTTGTGCAGGTATTTCTGGTAAACCTTGTTGACCTGCTAATGCTAATTCTTCTTCTGTCATTTCTGGTTCTTCTGGTGTAAAGTATTTATCTAATATACTTGACATGTTCTGTGGATTTTTTCTAATTTCAATAGCTGCCATAGTTGCTTTAGGGTCTCCTTGTGCAGCTTGTGCCATTAAAGATTCAAACAATACTGTTTCTGCTTTTTCAGAACTTATTCGTTGTTGTATCTTTGTTATATTGTCTAAACCATCCATGTTCTCTTGTAGTGTCTGCGTATCAATAATACCTTGTTGTTTTAATTGCAAACCTGTAATAATTTTTTGTGGTTCATCAAATCCTGCCATAACACCATAGACTCTTCTTGTTGTATAAAATTCTTTTATATCTGAACTTGGTGTGTATGATTCTTTGTAAGCAGTACCTTTGTGATAACCTGCAATAGGTTTTCTTGTATTGCTAAACATTGATTCATCATACTCTAATCTTTTAGCATCTAATTCTTCTATAGCTTCAGCTAATACTTGTTGATATTCTCTAACATGCAAGGACGCAGATTGTCCTAATTCTTCTAATCCTCTACCTGTAACGAAACTATTTGGCGATTGTCCATCATCAGATACTGGATAAGCAGCACCGAGCCTTAAGTGTCTTTCAAGTCTATCTACTTGTTGAAATAATTGGTAAGGTAAATTATTGACTGGCTTAGACACTTGTGAGCCAGGTGCTAAATAGTTTACAGCAAATCTACCTTTACGATATTTTCCTGATTCTATTTCACCTACAATGTTTGTTTCAGTAAATACTGCATCTTCCATAGCAATAGTTCCCAAAATATTAATTTTTGCCATGTTAGCCATAAGACCTGTAATGTGTTGAAATTGTGATTGCATTTGGTCAAATGAATATCTTTTAGCAACAACAAAACATGGTCCTGACTTTAATGGATTTTCCATGTAGTCAATAGTTTTTTTGTTTTCTGGTAAATATACATAAGTACCTTCTGAGGTCATATACTCTACTACAACTTTTCCATGTCCTGTTGAGTTAGCCCAACTACCCATTCTGTCTGATGAATTATATAAAACAGAATATGGTGATACTTCTTCTTCACCTTGTGTCATTATTATATTTTTAGCTTCTGGATATTGGTCTGCTAATACTTTGTGTGGAACTCTAGTAATAATTGCCATTTCTGTTGGTTGTTGGTCATTACCAAAATATCCTGGATAACATGTAAATGGGTCTCTTAGTTCTGCATAAGGATATGGGTTACCATCTTTATCTCTTCTGTGTTTTATAACCCATACAACAAAACCATAACCTGGTAACCATCTACCAACTTGTGGTAATTGCATGTGTAGTTTTTGGTACTTGTCATACGCCATAACTATGCGTTCTAATTTTTCAGATTTCTTTTTTGCTCTTTCAGAATCTTTGTCGTTTATAATATCTATTTTTAAATCAGGACTTCTACCTAATTTTTGTGCAAATCTTTCTAGTGCAGTTAAAAACATATTAGGTGCAGGTAGTTCGTGATATTCTACATTCATAGCATCACCTAACAATGCACGAACAGCAGCTTCGCCACCATTCATAATGTCTCTAATTCTTGACCTATCTACAAGTTGGTCATTGTTGATTGACCTTAAGTAATCAATCCTGTCAAAAATTTTGTCGTTATCTAAAACCATTTATCTCCAGTTATCTAAGTCCATGTTACTAGATTCATAGCCAGTAAAGCTAGGACTATATTCATATCCTAATTCTGCAAATTTTTCTTTTTGCATTCTTCTTATAGCTCTCATTGGAAACCAACTTGCCATAACTATGTCAGTTTTTGTTCCAATACTTTTGCTCTTATTTTTAGCAGAACTAAAATATACTAACTGACTTGTATATAAGTTTACCTTCTCTTGGGCTTCAAAGCTAAGATATGGCAAAGAAATTATTTGTTCTTGGTACATAGGTCTCATAGCTGTTACACCATAAACTGGGTCAAATTTATTTTTATATGTTTCGTGACCTTCCAAAAATATACCATGTGTTGATGCAAATTCTCTTATGCTTTTGTCTTGTCGTATAGCTTTTTGAAAACCATTCTCTTCAATAACCCAATGTGATAAATTATATTTACTCCACCATTCTTTAATTACTGCTAATGCTTGTGGTATACCTCCACCTAAACTATTGTTCATATCTACCATATACAATTTGTTTGCATCCATATTGTATGCCCACAAAAATGCAGCTTGGTAACCTGTAGACGCAGGGTCTAATCCTGCAATAAGTCTTGTACCTGGTGGTATCTGTCCTATGTCTCTCTTTTGGTCTCTACATGCTTCTATTTCTGTTCTGTCAAACAAAGCAAGACCATCTGGCATAGCTACATTAAGATAAACCATTTCGTATATTGCTCTACCACCTGTAGTTTCTGCTGCTCTTTTTCTATCCATTAACCACTTGTAAGTTCTTTTACCTTTCCACAACATACAGTCTTCATGTTCTTCTTCGTTCCAATCAGGTAAGTTACAACTTGTATCATGTGCTTCTTCTACTGTAGTTACCCAAGATTCGTTTTCTAAAAGGTGAGAATATAAATCGTCATAGTGTTGTCTTGAACCTATAACTACCATTGCAGTGTGTTCCTCTTTACGACTTGACAATGTTGTAGTCCACCAGTTTCTTGTGTTTTCTCTTGACGCAGGTTGCATAGTAGAACTGTGGTCTTCAATGTCGTCAGCAATAATAATATCGCAGTCTCTTGACAATATCTTACCACCACGACCAATGCCTACCATTGTAGGTGATTTAATACCTGTAACTGTTCTAGTGCCTACAGTAAACTCAGTAGATGACCACGCCTTACCACTTCTGTTTTGTGGTTTAAATTTTGCTCCTGGTCCACATATTTCTTCTATTAATAATTCATTATTTTCTAACTGGTCCATTACAGAAGACACAGAGTTTTTAGCAATATCTTCGTTACCACCAACCCACAATATTCTTATGTTTGGATTATTACAGATAAGCCATACAGTAAAATGTATTAACAATTCTGTCTTACCATGTCTAGGTGGTGACAATATCATGTGCTGTTCACCATTTTCTATAGCAGTCAATATAGACTCTATCCACTTAATGTGAAACTCTGGTGTTTCAAATGGTACACCTTGTTCTGTTTCAAAATATCTATCTCTAAAATCTTTAAAATCTTCTAATGTTTTTTTTGCAACTTGTGGTACTTCCCAAGTTTTTTGTAATTCTTTTATTTCTGTATCTTCTACAAAAGCATTGTATGCCATAGATACTGATGCAACTGATGTGTCTAGTATCTTTGCAACTTCAGACATAGTTAATTTTTTTTGTAGTATTTGCATACCTAGTTCTGACTCAACTAAATCTGTATAGACTTTACCTCTTCGTTGTTGTACAGTTTTTTGGCTAGGTATATTAACAACATCATCTTTTTGTGTCCACTCTATACCTTTTGCTTTTGCTCTTTTCTTTTGTTGCGATATTCTATTACGACATCTAGTGCTGCAATACTTACTAGCTTTAGGTGGCAAAGGTCTTAAACAACCTGCTGCATAACATAATTTTTTATTTACCATAATTTTTACACTTTTTGTTTTTGCACTTTAATTTTGACCTAACCACCTGCAAATATTCCTGACAAGCAGGACAGGTTACTTGCATTAATTTTACTTGCGTTTTGCTTTATTTTTTTTGCTGTTAGGAAAACCTTTTTGCATTTCTCTA